GCAACCGGCATAACATCGCAGGCTTCATCGGGAACCACGCCATTCTGCATTGCAATCAGGCGTCCGATTTTCATCAGCAATTCTCCGGTTATCTCAACGGTGAATCTAGGCAGCAAAACGCCCTCACCAGTAATCGCTTGCAAATCAACCTCAACCATCATAATTATCAACTCCTGAAACCTAACTACTCGGTGAAGGCTCGACTGGCCTAACGGCCAGCGGCCTTACCTCGGGCGTTAGCCTCGTTTAATGGGTGAAATCAACTATGCAGCCATCCCTATTTTGCGCATCATCCTGTAACACGAGCGTGTAGCTGCAACATCGGCGCGGTTATACTTGACTATTTCTTCAAGCCTTCCTGCTGCAAAATACTCAGCAACCATACTTCCATCCATTTCTTTTTTTGGCGATTCCACGCCAAGCGCAACGCACAATTTTTCGAGTGATATTCTGTTTCCTGCGCCAACCCACATAGTCATCGTGTCGCACAATTCCCAAGGCTTTGAATCAAACGGCAGTAGGTTTCTGTCGAACGGAACATTATTGACAACGCAGCGCTGCGCAATGAAGCGCAAGTCCCACGCTATATTGTGACCGACAATTTTTGGCGCTATCAGCGTATGCGACCCAGCTCCGGCAATATCTTTTATCGCAGCAATCAGACCCAGTAAAACAGCTTTTTCATCTGCAATGCCTGACGAAACAGAAACAATGTCCTCGCTGTCAACATCACCAACAGAAGCGCACAGGATGCGCCCGAAGCTGCCGTCCAGCCCAGTCTTGTCGATAATATCTGCGCGCTTGGTCGCAATGTCAGCCTCGATTTTTTCTGGGTCTTTCAAGCGGGAATCAGGCTTTATGCTTGCAAGCAGGAAATCAATCTGCCGCTGGTTTGCGCATGGCAATGTTTCAATATCTACCACAATATGCCTTGTCATTTTTTTGTCCTCATTATTTATGTTCATTTTTTACCGCATTTTTTTTTCAGCATCGCCACCGCCGCTGCATATTTTTGCATCGGAAGTGCCGCTACAGAATCAATGCTAAAATACTGACAAAACGCCACCTTGTCGCTGCCGGTTTCGTCCAGCAGCCTGTTTAATTCGGAAAACTCCGCATCACCGATTGTGAGATTGCTCGGCGTAACCTTTGGCTGTTGATTATTCTTTCCACTCATGCCATTCATGCCATTGATATGCTTTGTCAAATCCCACACTTTTTCCCCGTTAGAATCTACAACCGAAGGGTAGTTTCCGCCTTCTTTTTTAGCATCAGCTGGCAGGTAAACTATGTCCAAGTCATATAAGAATCGACCCACGCCGAAATTGACGCAAGCACGCTTGAAGCTGTCGCTAGACTCTCCTTTCTCAGCTTCGGTATTGCTTTCTGTGCCACAGTCCATTCTCCACAGCACAGAACCGTCAGGCATAACAATGCCGACCTCACAGTAGATATGGCCTTTAATTTCAACATGGCGACGATGCCATCCGTGCATACAAACATCATCCAAACGCTGCATTGCATCACGAGCATCAATGTACGCAACGCATGTAGCTTGTGGCTTGTTCTTGCTGAATGACTGAACGCGCCACTTGTATTGCATTGGCTCAGAAAGAGCCAGAAGAATTTTTTTTAGGTATTCATCGTTCATTGTTTTGTCCTCAAAAATTGATTTCTGGCGCGCCTTTTCGCTCTAACAATAGAGCGTGCAGCGCATCGTATAACTCATTCAACTCTTCTGTATCGCTGTACCCATACAGTGCCAGCTTAAAAAAAACGGAACCATCAGAGTCGAAAATAGATACGCTCGCGGTGCTGTATCCTTTAAGATTCGTTGATGCGCTAAATGAGGAATCGAGACCAACAGACCAAAACTCCTGTGATAGCGCGAAAATATCACTCACAATGCGCTCCGGTGGATAATCACTCATCGTCTTGTTCCTCTGGGTTGCAGTGCGGGCAAATGCTTTGATCGTGGTCTGGGTCTCGGCAATCGAGCATGTTGTTTTGCTCGACACGGTTTCTGTGTCTGCGCTCTGTGAACGGGTCTGGACCGTCATAGCCCCGGTCGCAGGCTTCCTCGTAGTTCATGCCGCCACCTTCTTGCTGTCTCCAGCTATCCAAAGGCGCGCCGAGATCATTGCACTGCACCCGAGATTTCGTTGATCGCTTCGCGCAGCAAGTTAATCAACAGCTCTGCGTCTTGTATGTCTATGGATCCTGAGCTTTTGTCGTTGATAATCAACTCAATTGAGTTGCCTTTCACTATCGCGCCGTGATATTCGTCCGTGCTCTTAAAGACAATCTCTCTCGTGATCGCGCTCATGGCTTCACACCCGCTTTCTTAGCGATTTTAGAATCCATGATTCGGCAGTAAGTAGCCAGCGCGTCTGCGAATGTATGACCGACCGTTTCGATACGTCCCCATTTCGAGCCGTGAGTGATTACCCATTTGCCGGTTTCTTTTTCAAAGTGTGCTTTCATTGTGTTTCTCCTTTGTGTGTGTCAGCCCGCTTGGCTGATGTGGTTATATTACTACAATGATTATATCAGTCAACAATTATTTTCTACGATATTTGTCGCATGTATGTCTATACAGTAGTTGACAAGGCCAGCCTGTTAAGATAAGCGCACAAATCCAGCAGCAACTCAGGGCGCTCTGGCGATCCTGTAAGACTAGCATCGCAAATCATTAAATCATCACACTGCACTGATACAGTGACTCTCGCTGTGTCAACGTCTAGCCACTCAACATCAAAAGCGCAATCAATGCCGCTTTCCTCGATCCTGCACACGGCTTCCATAATGTCCAACACAATACGTTTTATGCTTTGGGTTTTTTGTACTTCTGGCATATCTCTTTCAGCTCCTCTATTGTCCAGCGTTCTTGCACACCGCGCATTTTTTTGGCTTTAGGTTATACATTTATATCAATTTTATCCATATAATCTAATCCTTGGTATTTGTGTATATTTTTACTTTTGCCATCAGTCCAAATCTTCAGCTGTTTAACAGACCGACCCGAGCAGTACAGATCGAAAGATAAAAACATATGAGCAACGGGCAGCGAAGCAAGCTCAACACCTCGTGTTGATTTTTCGCGTGCAAGATAATCGCGAAGCAGCAACACAGGAGAATCCGGCTCTAGGTTTGCGCCGGTTTCCAGCTTTTCAAAAAATGAGTTTGATTTCTCTCTGTCAAATCTCATTGTCGCGTATCTAACATAGCCAAAGATTCTTCCACTAACCAGTTTCCTGAATTGCTTAGACAAGCTGTATTCTTCTGCGATGATCTGGATTAGATCATCATTTCTAGCTCGATCTGCTATCTCTGTTGTTGTTATTTGATTGTTTCTTTTGGCGCTAGAAGCCAAAAAAGAAGACTTTGTTTTTTCCCAACTCAAGGCGGCTAGTGCGATTGTTGCGCATAGCTTGTAATACTTCATCCCCGAAATAGAAAGCACATCCGAGGCGGTGCGCGCCGAGCCGTTAATATCAATTGTAGAAAAAACATCATCTTTTAGATCGAAAATAACAAGGCTATCAACTGCAATTCCGGCTAATATAATTGCGCTGAGTCGCGTTTGTCCGTCAATCAATTCACCGGATTCGTTGAATCGGATCGCGTCTCCATTCATTCGCCATTCGCCGTTCTTGATTGCGTTAGCAATCGACCACGATCTATTTTCAGCAAGCGGTCTATTTTTTGTATTGCGTTTTAAAAAATCAGCAGCGATGGCAGGCGTGATTGTCATTTTTTCTATTTTCATTGTGTTTCTCCTTTTGTTTATCAGACTGTCTAGCTGATGCGGTTAAAATAAAAATGTATTAGTTCGAGACTCATAGTATTACTCCGCTCTCAGTTATACGCCCACCAGCAGGCAGTGCGTACAGTTGCTCACCATGCCTCAAATCGCGCTCAGACCGAATTTGCACTTGATTCAATCTGGTGTATTTAATCGCCGCAGGAGCCGTGATTAGCATGCCGCCAATCGAAAAAACTTTGTGTTCATGGAACATTGAACCGCAATAAAAACCGTTTTTTTCTTTGTCATTTCTTTTCTTTGCTGCCATTTTACTACTCCCCAAAAAATATTAAGTGCCGTAAGCCTGACGCTCTGCCCGCATATTAGCTTGTGCTGTGCGCCACAATTCTATTTTTGCATGGCAGCCAGCAATCATCAGTTTCAAGTATTCCTCTCTCTCTACTGCCACTTGCAATGCCGTGAGCAACGCAATGTAGTCATCGTGCGCGTATGCGTAGCTCTCGCGTTCTTGACCTGTCTTGATTCCATTCTTTTCAGCCTCGATCATTAGCAACGCTTTTTTGCTCTTGCGAAATTGCTCAAAATATACGCGCTCGCTTTTTGCTTCTGCGTATTTCTTAGCATTGTCGCGTATGAATGTTAGCGTTTTTTCAATGTCGATTTCTTGCATTTTCCACCTCGAATTAGTGCCAGTTGAGCGTTAGGGACTGGCGGCTCCGCACACGCTTATCGCGTCCTGCGCCCTCGCCCTTGAGCTTCATTCACTTCGTTCATTCTCTCACCACTTAGCTCCACGTTATGCGTCTTTGATCTTCGGCAGGCAATTTGCAAACTGAACCAGTAGATCTCTGTGATCCTCCACCCCGATAATTACCGGAATAGTATGTGGAGGATTCCAAATTCCTGCACCGCGCTCACAAACCACAATAGATACCTGCATTTTTTCTATGTCGTCCTTAACCACAGAAACTGCCTCAAATGAGGAGTTAGCATACGGTTCCGTTATAACAACGTAGATTTTTTTAGGCGGGAAATATAAAACAATCGTATGATCAAATCCTGATGGCGTGGTAAATTTATTCCGCCATCCAATCGCTTTTTTTAGCGTAGCGTTCGATTTTTTTAGCCCAGTGGCAGCGCACCATTCAGCCAGTCTTTTTTCATGATCTTTCATAATAGCCCCTTATATTATTTAACAAGTCGATATTTGATAATCTTTGTCATACCCCATCTGGTATCTTTCAGAGTTATCCACGTCTTGCTGATAACGTATCCCTTTTCTGTTAATTCGCAAATCCTACGGGACAAAGACAACACACCAATATCTACTGCTTGTAGCGTTGTGATGCCTTTGTGTTTTTTCATGTAAGAAATTATTGCAGCATTTTGTGTTTTTGTTTTCATGGCATTCCCTCTGTGTTAGATTTCATTTCTGATGGCTAATTATATAGTTATACGCCTTCTTTGCGGTTAGCTGCTTCCACAGATTGAGAAAGAGCAATTCGCGATTCATTCAGCATTCCAATCAATCCGCCAATAATCATGTCTGCATTAAGCATCTGCGATTCGAGCGCATCTGCCTGTCTTCGCACATGGTCAGGATATGGGCGCGTAACCTCTTTTGTCTTTTCTCGGCATTGGCGAATCATGTAAGCCAAGTCCATTAACCGCGTATCAAATTGCTTTATTTCCACTTTTAACCTCAGGCGTATAACAACGCCATGAATCGGACTCGTTTCACTCGCCGCTTATGGCGGGGTTATACGTCAACATCTACCCTTACCATTGCACCAGTCGCACGTCATATCTCTTCCCCATCCATCCTTACGCCAACCTGAGGTAATGCAATACTTGCAGGGATTTGTTGATAAAACCCACTGCTCATACTTTTCTTTTTCTCTCTTCATGGCTTCAAGCTCGCGCTTTGCTTGGCTTTCAACCGGGCACGGTATCGAATCGTAGCCGTGCGCCATACCGTAGTTATCGTGTGCGTCTTCTACGCATCCGGCAATGGTTTCAACTTGCTCATCAGTAGCTGTAATTCCAGCTTCGTCAAGCGCGTACAAAATACACTCTTTCCAGTAATCCATAACTCTCTCCAATTTTTGCCGTATAACTGTCGCTTCAACTCGGACGGTTTCACCGCTTAATTCAGCGGTTAGCCATATCGTGCGCGCCTAGATGGTTTGCTACGCACTCCGGCCGGCAAAAAGTTCGGCTGGTAGTCGCTGGTCTTTATCCAGCTTTGGTCAATAAAATCGGCCATCACGCTCTCCTGTTGCATAACAAGTCGCTGCAGCTGACAAGCCGCTGAACTTGGCGTTATACGTCATTCCGTATGTACACGGTAGCAATTACGAGGAAACACTCGGCGCAGCAAAGGTCACCGCCAGCATAATTTCCGCTTGTATCATCGTAGAATTTATCATCTGCTATGCACGGTTTTATCTCTTTGCAGTTTTCGCAATATATATGTGTGAAGTTGTGTTGCATTTAATGTCTCCTAAGTGTTGCCGTATAACTACGCGGTCAAGCGGACTAGCCGCTTACCGCAATGTTATGTCAGTCATGCGCTAGCGGTACTGACGAAGCCGCTCAACTTTATCGCATCCGTGCAGCCTCGCACTCGGCGCAGATGGTCATTTGTACATAGTAATTATATCGCCTTGCGGTATTTTATTGTTATTTATTTTCTACGATATTTGTCGTATTGACTTTCCAGACAGGAACGACTGCATCAGAGCGTTAGACTGGTATTGAGCATCAGCCTTTTCTCTTTGTTTCTTTTCCATAGTAAACCCGTAAGCTCTAAAGCCTTTTGGTTTTAGAAGCCCGTGCTTAACGCGATAATTTTTTATAGACATTGATGGGCGACCTATCATCAGCCCTATCTCTCTGTCGGGCTTTGTTTGCCAGTTTTCTTCAATAATCCTTATCTCGTGCGGAGTCATTGATCCAATAAAGTTATAATTTCTCATAAGCCGTCAGCCCAGCTTTTGTCTGTGTGAGTTTCTACAAATCCAACCACGTTTTTTCTTGCCCCTTGTTTGTCGATTGCTATTTTGAGCTTCGCCCCGTCCATCGCCAAAAATGTCTGCTGACGGGATAGATTCTTAATCCACTGGTTTAACCACTGAGCTTCGGTCTTAGGATCGCCACGCGCAGACCAATACCGCCTGAACTCATCGAGTAGTGCAGGATCAAGCGGGTCTACAGCGGTTATACCGCGTAACTGGCAGAGTGATTCAAGATCGTGATTAGGCATATTTGGAAGCCAGTCCAGTGACATGACGAATGCCTCACGCGCGGAGGTGTTGTTGTTTATTGGTTCTTGGTTCTTGGTTCTTGGTTCTTGGTTAGCATTGCCTTCGCAATGCGTTCGCAATGCGTTCGCATCGTCTTTTTCCCAGCGTTTACTAGCAGACTGCTTCGCTTTGTCTGATTTCTCGTTATATTTGTCGATTTCGATTTTCGCACGATTGTTAGTCCACTCTCCATTTTCGAGAGTAAAAAATTCACGCAATACGTTCGCAATGCCTTCGCAATGCGTTCGCATCCTGATAAGTCTGCCGATTTCATCAACGGATTCAGGCAGGTTGATCTCATTGAGATAGACATAATCCAGCATCCGGCGATAAGCCAGATCTTCGATTTCATCAAGATGCTGAGTGTGTGCTGCGTAGTCGCCTACGTGGAATGGATAGAATCTCATGTATAAACCCTCGTACCCCTTGAATAATAATGCTCCGGCTGGCAGACCAAGGGTAGTCACTATCGGGGATCAATCCGACAGCCCAGCCAGAACATAGCCTTTCGGCTTGCTGGGATTATACTGACCATAAAGGCAGATGCAACCTATATTTTGCTGCGCTTAATTACCTCTTGCGCAATTATTCCGGCACTGTATGAATTAACAGTAAAAAAACACTTGCCAAGCCAGCTGGTAGTTATATAATGACTGCACACACACGGGAGACAGGCCATGAAAAACAAAGTAATCGCTCTACTCATTAAGCGCGGCAACAGTGAAGCAAGAGCAGTTTCTGCTGTAGAACAAAACCTTGATTGGGCGATGAAAGCCTACCCAGAAGCAAAAGCATCTTTTCTTGCAGATGTGTGCTTGTTTGTATGAGCGCCAATGGAATCACAAAAACGGCAGTGCGTAAAACGGATAAGGGGATTGAGTTGTGAGTAATTATCAGCAGTTTATCGAGTCAAAGCGCAAAGCGGTTATTGCAACAGGCCATAACCCGTCAGAACTGAATGAACATCTCTTTGACTTCCAGCACGCAATTGTCACATGGGCATGCCGTCGTGGTCGTGCCGCCATCTTTGCCGATACCGGCCTCGGCAAGACTCTGATGCAGTTGTCATGGGCGCAGGAAGTGCAGCGGCATACCGGCGGCAAGGTTCTGATTCTCGCGCCTCTTGCTGTCAGCGAGCAGACAGTCGAGCAGGGCGCGACATTCGGGATTGACGTTAGCAAGTTCACTGGACAGGACGCGCCCGGCGTATATATAACAAACTACGAGCGCATGGACGCCGCAATGGAAACGGAATGGCATGGCATCGTTCTGGACGAGTCCAGCATTCTGAAAAGCCACGATGGCAAGACGCGCACGAAGATCATCGACTATGCGCAGGGCATCCCGTACCGGCTGAGCTGTACCGCTACGCCATCCCCCAATGACTTTGAGGAGCTTGGCAATCAATGCGAGTTCCTTGGCGTCATGACACGCACAGAGATGCTTGCAACGTACTTCGTGAACGATACCGGCGACACTGGAACGTGGAGACTCAAGGGATGGGGAGCGTCTAAGTTCTGGGAATGGATGGGAACATGGGCTGTCGTGCTGCGCAATCCGTCCGACCTTGGATTTGATGGCAGCGCGTACATGCTGCCTGCCCCTGAATATTTCGAGCATGTTGTCGAGACTGACGTATCTGGCGACCTTTTTGCGAAGCCAGCCCAAACAATGACTGAGCGGCGCAAGGCGCAGCGCGATAGCATCGATGCTCGATGTGCTGCTCTTGCCGAGCTGGTCAATAGCGAGCATGGCGAGCCGTGGCTGATTTGGTGCCACCTTAACGACGAGGCTGAGATGCTGGCCAGCATGATACCAGGCGCGGTAAACGTGCAAGGCAGCGACAAGCCGGAAACGAAAGCAGCGAATATGCTTAGATTCTCACATGGCGAATTGCGCGTCCTGATTAGCAAACCGAAGATTTGCGGATTCGGCATGAACTGGCAGCACTGTGCGCGAATGGCGTTTGTCGGTCTGGATGATTCTTTCGAGAAGTTTTATCAGGCCGTCCGCCGTTGCTACCGTTTTGGACAAAAGCGCCACGTTCAGGTGCATTTGTTTGTGGCTGAAAATGAAGGCATGGTGCTGAATAACCTAAAGCGCAAGGAACAGCAGCACCACGAAATGAGCGCCAGCATGGTCGATTACATGCGCGACATTATGAATAACGAACTGAAAGGAACCGATAACGTGAAAGAAGAATACCGAGAGGACGTATACGAAGGCGACGGATTCACGGTGCATCTGTCTGACTGTGTGAATCTGGCCGGTAAGTTGTCCGATAACAGCATAGACTACTCGGTGTTTTCCCCGCCGTTTGCTGATTTGTTTGTTTACAGCAACAGTGACCATGACATGGGAAACTGCCGGGATGATGATGAATTTATCAATCAGTTTAGGTTCCTGATTTCAGAGCTTTTCCGTGTTATCAAACCGGGACGGAATGTTTCATTTCATTGCATGAACCTTCCTACAACAAAGATGCGCCAAGGTTATATTGGCTTGCGTGATTTCCGTGGCGACCTTATCCGCGCATTTCAGGACGCTGGATTTATCTACCATAGCGAGGTCGCCATATGGAAGGATCCTGTGGTAGCAATGCAGCGCACGAAGGCACTCGGGCTTTTGCACAAAACCATCAGAGAAAACGCCAGCATGAGCCGCATGGGTCTGCCTGACTATGTTGTTACCATGCGAAAGCCGGGCGAATGCGAGAATCGCGTCACGCATTATGGTGACATGAGCGAGGCCGAAGTCAGCGACCATCCGACTAAGGTATTGCCGGTCATGCTGTGGCAGAAATATGCAAGCCCGATATGGGATGATATTAACCAAGGGCGCACGCTTAACCGATTGCCAGCGCGTGATGAGAATGACGAAAAGCATATGTGCCCGCTGCAACTTGACGTTATTGAGCGCTGTATTCATTTGTGGACAAACCCCGGCGACTTGGTTTTCTCGCCTTTCACCGGAATAGGCAGTGAAGGATATTGCGCTGTTCGGATGGGTAGAAAATTTATCGGCAGCGAGCTAAAGCCGCAATATTGGAAATTAGCAGTTGAAAATATCAAAGACGCTGCATCCGTTAGTCAGCAGGGACTGTTTTGAACCCGCTATAAAAAGCTGCGAAAGAAGGCGACCGCATACTAGATACGCACCTCGGAAGCGGCTCTAGCGCGATTGCAGCGCCTACGGGCGCTTTTTTGTGTCTGCTATTACCCCTTGCACAATGATTAGACCAGTGTTATAGTCTACAATTGAAAATATAACCAAGGTTAAAGGCATAAAATGAGCGAACAAAAAAAGAAAAGCCCGATTGTAGCTGTGACTCTGAGACACGATCAGATGGATAAGTTGCCACCACCAGACAAGTCCTTTGCGGCGCGGCTTGAAAAGCGCACTCTCTCGGCATGGTTCCAGTGCGCCGTTGATTATTACATCGCCGCAGGATGCCCGAAGTGAGCAAAGTACAGGCGGCTGCTAACAGGCTGCAAGCGATGTTTTCTGGCGATTCTGTCTATGTCGGCAGGGATTGCAAGCAGGGGCATGGCGGGTCGCGCTACACGGCGTGCAAGCACTGCGTTCAGTGCAATATTGATCGTCTGAGGGTGCGGCGTGAACGAAGTGAATGAAGGGAGTCCAGCCAGCAAAGCTGGCGACCTTGAGCGACTTGTTAGGTGCTAACCGTTTGCATGGGCAACCTTCGATGGGGAAGGTGGATACGACCTGCGCCTATACGAATGCAATGAGCAATATAGGGAAGAGTACATTGCTCTCAACGGTGAGAAGTACAAAGACTGGGTGATGCCTTTGTACCGAAAAAGCACCTAACGACTGAGCTATGGGGGCGAGCATAGCGAGTCCAACGAACGACCAACGGGAGAGAGTGAACCATGAGCGAATTGTTATACGGCTGGATTAGTGTTGATGACCACCTGCCTTCTATTGGCGAGAAAGTAATTCTGTTTGCCAACGGAGTTGTGCAGCAGGAAATCTACACTATGGACGAAGCCGACATTAGCGATTATTACAGAGAGAGATTCTGGCTGCGTGATGAGCTTGAAGAATGCCCGAAAGTTGAAAGCGGGCAATACTGGCAACGTCTGCCGAAGCCGCCTGCCGTATAACTACTAATAGACCCAATGTCGTATAACTCCGAGCAGATTAAGTCAGCATGTATATAGCAGGATCGCGCCCACTGAGCTGTATTTGCAGCTTGAGTCGGCGCAGGTAGAGCGCGTCTATGTTTGTGTGTTTCCAGCTTGATTCGCCAAAAAGTCTAACGGCAGTAGTTACCAATGCGCCACGAAACGCCAAGCCTTTCGACCGGATACCAGCTTGCAAGGTATCGTCAGCAGTGCGCTTGTCGCAACAGTGTGAAGTGTACGCCCAGTCGTGGAACAGGAAAAAATCAATGACACGCATATCAAATGGCGTGAATGTTGCCTGCCAAAATGCAGCCGGAATTGAGCCGCCGTTGAACCAAAAACCCGCTGGAATTGTGTGCGCTTTTCCCAGCGTATCGACCACGACAAAATCTTCAACTAAATCGCAGCCCTGCTCGTCAGGATACAGATTGCACTCAGCTGGAGTTAGAATCGGGCGTTTATTTAGTATCGCGGTTTTCATTTAGCAGCTTGTCTGCAATCTCTAGCTCGGCTTTTACTTTCGGATTGGTTGAAACTTTCGCGCCAATCGCCACAAGTTTTTTTATCCAAGCAAAAATCTTTTTCATTTCTCACCTTCTCGCGTCACGATGAACAATCGCTTAAGCCAGCCCTTTCCGTAAACATCAAAGCCACGCGTCCCTGTATACCTGAGCGCCCTGCCAGCCATAAATAATGCAGCAGTCTCACTACCGGACTTGCGTGCAGCGGCAAGCGTTACAGCGCCGATCAAGCCGTCTTGCTTCACACCAAGCGCAGCCTGCAAAAGTTTCTTTGCTGCATCGCTTCCCTGATTTACGGCGCAATCAAAAACATACAGGCTCAAAGGGTATGGCAACTGATCGCACTTGCAGTTATTCCAATACCCCGAACGGTAAATGTTTTCCGCGACTTCAAGCGGCAGCTTTTGCATTTCGCCCGCATAGCCAAACGCCCTAGCCACTTTTTCCGTGATTCCGTATTGCGTTTTCCCGCCGCTATCGCGAGGATCATCAGAGTACCCGCCTTCCAGCTTTAACACGACTTCCAGTGCGCGTGGAAAATCGTCCTTGATTGTTTGTCCATTTTTTTCGCTCATAACGCGCCCGTTTTGTTTTTGATTATTTTTTCCAGCACTCTCTCAAAAAAGAAAAGCGAGCGCGTCCCCATATGACCAGAAACGGCTACCAGCGCAGCGGTTAAAATCTGAGGAAACGCAGACAATTCACACAGATAAAAAGTAACGATTCCAACAAACGCTGAAATAACCACTTCACCAATCAGCTCTACGATATTATGCGCTTTAGCTTCGCCTCGCTTTAAGCGCTGGATAAAGTTTACAACGCCGCCCCAGACGGAAAGCAACAAAACCCAAGCATAAGTAACAACAGAATACCCCAGCGGGTCTTTGTCGATCATTTTCATCTCTCCCCCGCTTCCGCGAATTAACTTGCAGACGACGCTGGAATAACCTGCAAATACAGAGGGTACGCTGGCTCATCAGCATTCACCGCCGAAACTGCATCCCAGATCAAACCAGTCGGGTAGTTTTCTCCAGCGCCAATAAGTTTTATCAGTTGCCTACCTGCGCCGCAGGGCGCGTCCACTAATTCAAAATCCACGCCATTATGAATTGACATACCTGCATAATGTACGCCGTTGAATAAAAAAGGTACTGTGATATTGATTGCGTTCATTTTGTTTTTACCTCTGTTAAAAATTAAGTTGTCTACACTGTAGTTCCGATCAGCTTAAACTCATCTAAATTAGTCCTTTTTATTTTCACAAAATCTCCCTGCGCTAAAATCAAACTTCCGCCCTTTGGTGGGATGATCGTCACACCACTGCCAGCAACAATAGTCAAACCACCAGCTCCACGCGCTTCAATTTGATACTCAGCATTTTCCGGTATTGCAGCAGTTGCGTGCGGCTGCACGGTTAAAGTTACGGCAGAAGCGTTGGAGAAATAATTGTAAGTTCCGTTGATTAAATCCGCGAGGTTGTATGTCGTTGAATTTTGTTCAAATACACGCGAGTTTGTAACACCGTCTGTCAAAGACAAAACACCGAAAGTCCCATTGTGAACTATGAACGCATCGAATGCCCCGTATGCACCGGCACCATAAACATTTCCTTCAATCGTTATATCGTGGACTGAATATTGCGTGCTTATTTTTTTAACGCCCTGCGTCAAAGTATTATAGACCGGCGTAACCGTACAATCAGAATCGCCAGCAATAAAAACCCACGATGCGGCGGCACTTTCTTCCTCTGTCATTGTGTAAGTAGAACCCGCTCCGGTGTTGATAAACGCGATATTCCGCGCCGCAAGTGTTTGTCCTTGAAGTTTCCAAATCGCATCCGTTAGCGGATCGTTTTCTGCGACAGCGGTGTTTGTTGGTGTGC